GCTTCAGCTTGCATGACCTTGGGCCTATTAAGGTCAGCAATTAAATCTGCTTTCTCCATTTGCGATACAACGCGAGCAGCTTTAAACATAGCACGCATCTGCGATCTTTTTTCGCGAATATACGCCGATTCAGCGGGTGTAATACCGATCTGTTCACGCAATTTCCTCCTTATATAAGAACCAAGCGGCAGAGACTTGCCACCGATCTGAATAGCCGCGAGAACGTCGCCATCGCGGAGCATGAGTTTTGAACCAGCTGCAGAAGTGCAGAAATCCTCCAACGTCTTTAAAGCAGAAGCACCAACACCCGGACGATTAGACTGTCTAGTGAACTCAGGATGGCGCCCAGCTAAAAGCTTTATTTGAAGATCAGTACGAGCCGCATTGAGCTTCTTGACTGTATACCCAGCCACATATTTAGCAGACTCTGGCGACAACATACCGATAGAAACAAAACCTAGTCCCCAAGAGGACTCGATCTGCTTTTGGAAACGTCCATCCATCCCAAACAATATTGCATGGTAATGGGCCCGTTGGCTTGTATCCCCGTATTCACCGACACCAAAGAAACGGAACTCAAGCGGGGCAACAGCCGAGCGCAACCGTTTAATGAAACCAGAGAACACAGCAGGAGAAACAGACCCATCCACCGGATAATGCTCTGGATCGTAAGTAAGCGTAATGAAGCAGTTTTCGGCATGACACGATGCCTCAAGCAGAATGCGCGCAGTCCATACGCGCCTTTTAGAAGTGCGACAGGGCAGACACTTACCACAAGGAAAAGCGTCTGCCCCTTTAATGAACGGACGTGAGCAAGTAATCACATCCGATACCCAATGCGACGCGGCGCACCGCGGCGTCGGAAAACCCGACGCGCGAAGCTACGACGACGACCAAACGAACGACGACGATAGCGCATGTTTCTCACCTCCTTCCAAAGTTTGAGCTTTCATATTGACGGAATGGCCGGAAATCCTGATTCCAGCCGCCTCTCGCCTTCCAAGGCGAATAAATATTTTCATCTATCCATTTGTTGAGATAGTGCCGACCCATCACACCCATGGAGAACAGGGACCCCATCGACTCCAAACCTTCGGAGATCGAAGAGCCTGACGGAATATCAACGGTAAACGGGAAATTCGGAGAACCGAATCTAGCCGTTGTGGCTCCCGGCGTGGGAGGCCCTGCGGTTAGCGCGGGTTGATAAGGGTTAGCCGAAGGAATCTTCGCCTTTTCGAATTGCACGCCACCGAACTGATTACCAGAAACGCCAGCACGATCAGTAAGCGAGCCGGGCATGGCAGGAACAGGCCCAAGACCAGCAAGCTTTAGCGCCTGCATGCGAGCCAACGAAGCCTCCGCTTCATATTTTTCAGAAAGTGCCTCGTTTGTACGATGGGTAGACGAATCCAACAAGGCCTGCCGATTAATCTGCCTTTGCTCTTCCGCCGCACGTTCCTCACTAGTACGAGTGGCATCCATAGCACGAGAGATGTCCTGCCCCATATTGCGAATTACACCACCCCAACGCGATCCACCACCGCCAAGATCACCTACAGCTTGAGGGGTATAGGAAATGGTATTAGCGCCAAGCGCTGCGAGGGGATGAATACCCGCTGCTTTTGCATCTTCTACTTTCCAACGAATACCGTTTTGAGCGAATTCACGCTGAAGTGCCGCATTTTGAGCAGCTATCTCCTTTGCAGAATCATCATCATCGTCACCGAAGAGACCGCCAAGCAAATTTGCGCCAGCAGAAATTAGAGAAGAACCGATCAGAGGATCCATGTAATCAACACCTTATGGAAGAATAGGGGCCTCTTTTACGAGGCCGAAAGCTAGACGGGGAACGCCCAGCGATACGTTTTGCATGGAGAACCGAGCGCCGAATTTTTCTTCGGACGCATAAAACGACCCTAGACGGGTTTTCAAAGCCGAGTTGATAGGGGACCATCGACCAAGGGGAAAAAACCCTGCCACGGGCCGGAAAAGGCCTGTTGCGGTTATTTGCAACACGGATCCGAGCAGGGGATTTACCAATTTCAACAGCGGTCGAATATAAATTACCCCGGTAAGGGTCAAACCTTCGACCGTCGGAAACTTCCCGAAGATCGAAGGGGATAGGAAGAGAGACAGGCCCAGACCGAGCATCCAGCAGGTCCAACAGTTCGGCCCGAGGCAAACTCCGTTTAGCGATGTAAAAGTCATCGCGCTCGTGCCGTCTTTTGGTCAGCTTGGAAACCATTGGGAGACTAAGGACCTGTCACCTAGCACAGAATATATCAAGTAATTAGTCTGTGCTAGGTGCCTTGCCTGCGATGCCGGTCGGACTACCCGACTTATCCACAGGGAGCTGGCCTTGAGGGGCCGCCCCTGTGGATAAGTCGCCGACCTTTGCCTGAGTTTGTTGTTTTTGCCGATCTTCCCGAAAATACTCCTGATCGGCGGAAAGTTCCCACGGGGACGAAGGATCATAATCGTCGCCAACGTCAAAATCGTCGGCTTCTTCGAATGTTTCTTGACCATTATCGCGAGATTGCCCGGAAAGCTCGCGTTTTATGAACTCTCGAACCTGATCGAAGTAAGAACGTTGACGAAATTGAAGGGGAACCGCCAGCGGTTCAGAATCCAGCAATTCGTGTCCTCTTGCATCCAGTTGAGCCATTTTTATCTCCTTAATTAATAGATGAACGACGAGCCAGTTTGAGCCACCAGTCGACGAGCTTGAATCGAATGATTGCACATCACATAGAGACAGTCTTGAGTCTGTTCAGCATTGACACGCTTAGTAGGAACCGACTTTACGAAGTCAGCATTTAGAGCAGGCTCAGAAGCAAAGATCCGAGCATAGTGCCAATAGTCCAAAATATCACGCATCTCACCAGAAACGGTAGATTCGGACCGCCTATATTCATCGTAGCGGTCTTGATAACCGAAGACGCCATCCGGCGTTGTATGGGCGACATAAAGCTCCTTGTTTAGAATTTCCTGTTGACCAATATGTTGAAGTTCCTTCTGGAAAAAATCCTCTTTAACACGACGATTCCAATGGCGAGCCAGACCTTGTACATACATGGTGCGAGGCTTAACCGACATTAAAGAAACGATAAAACCGTGTTCTTCGAAGAATTTACGATAGCGATTCGACCGAAGCGCACCGATACCATGTCCGACCATAGTGCCTAGCGGCGCATCATTAGCATCCACCTGAGCACCTGTTTTGAGAACCTCAGAGAACTGAATAGTTTGTTTGCCACCGCCAAGATATTCGGGCCGCTGCAAACGGGCATCACTAGAACGAACCCCGAGATACCGCAAATACTCGGTATAACGAGAGCCATACCGAGCACGAGCCTCTTCATAACGTTGAAGCGCGAAAGCTTCGCGCAAATCGTTAATAGACACGCCTTGAGCTTGAGAGAGATCAGCGAAAAGCGGAGTACCGGGAGAACCCGGAGCACCAGCAACATCGACATACGTGCTAGCACTACCTAGCCGAGTATTTGTAGCTCCACGAAGGACCGTAACCTCCGAACCACCAGCTGCTGCCGAATCAACAGCGATCGGCGCATCTTGACCAATAGGCACCGTGACCTCCGGACCTTTTTGAGTCCATGGACGAGCAGACGTAAAGTAGTCCTTTTCCCATGCACAGTTTTGCAAAGCCACATTAGTTGTTATGTCACTACCAGAAGCAGTCGACAGTGCAATAGCCGAAACCAAGTCCTGATCGCGATACCATTCGTTGAAGATTTTGGCGTAAGCACGAAACGGCAAAGCGTTTACTTCTAGATCAGGGGTCTGAGGAGGAACGCCAAGGTAATCAGCGAGAGTACCAGTAGAAGAACCGAAGCGAGATGTATTAATAGTCGGGAAGGCCGACGCATCCATACCATCAGGGCCACCGGTAATGAAGTCTTCCCATTTATCCCACAGGATGCGATTAGGAACGAACCAATGATGAATCCGAACCTGAACCGGATGCATAACGGGGGCGACAAGCGGAGAAACGCGAACAAGCGCGCTGGTAGCCTGCTGAATAGTATCACCGGGAAGGACCTCCGTTAAACCAATGGGCACCAATTCACCCATGTCACAAGAAAAAAGCTTGTAGTTAGACAGCGAAAATTTAGAGCGCTTCATAGTGTTTTCCTTGATTGATAGATTTTAGCC